AACAAAACCCATAGCTTTGTTTGGTGGCATGTTGCCAACGTCTACATAAAACACACGTCTTTCAGGTGCACGTTGTACACGGTAGATAATAATACTATCTTCTAGTAGTTCTTTTTGCTTGTAAGTTTTAAAGATAGGATCCAGGATACTTGCACCAAATGGGAATTCACTGTCCATACCTTCTGTTAATGCCGCATGTACAATGTGTGTTGCATCAACGTTATATTCTTGAATGTTTCCTAAACTGTTAGCATACTCTGCACCACTTGCACCATAGCCATTACGATCAATAGTTTGTCCTCGCATCATACTGTTTACAGTAGTGTGAGAATCACTGTGTCTAACTGGCTCGCTTACAGTTTTGTTTTGCATATTTAAATCAATGTTCTTTAAAACATACTGCTCTGGTTCTTTACCCTTTGCTTCGTTAACAATAACTTTAGTAACATCAACTGGATTTACATAATACATTTCCCAAGTTTCTGGATCACGGATAAAAAATTGATCACCATACTTAACTGCATTACGGAATGTTCTAAAAATTCGTTTATCCCAGTCTTGTAACTTACACCATTGTCGTAGTGTTTGCTCTAGAATCTTTGTTTCGCTTTCAGTAACATCACCAACATACTTTAAACTAAATTGTAGTTGTGTTGTTTCGTCTGTTTGTGTGCTAAACTCACTGATAATATCAAGTGCAGCATTTACCTCACTATCCATGTCCATTTGGTCATATTGTGAATAACGTTCAACACGGTTAGGTTGACCGCTGTATACTTCAGGTAGCCAGCTTTGGAAACGACTAGACGTGCTAGGTTTCATTTCTTGACTTTGTCCTTGGTATACTGTAAAGTGCTTTTTCCAGCTCATTGATTTGTCCTATATTTCTTGTATTGTAACATGTATTTATCCAGTTGTCAAGGTATCTATTAATTAGAACTTGTTGTACTAGTTTTGATAGTTACCTGAGAAAATGCACCATTTTCAACTTTCATAATTGTTACTGGCATAGGGTTCTCAGGTCCGATTTCTTTACCATCTGTTGTTTTCATTGCAACAGTAGCCGCAAGTGCGCCTCCAGTGGCGAATAAAGCATTGAGTCCGATACCGTTAAGAGTACTCGGATCCATCTGTCTACGGGCTTGATCAGGTCCGGTTGCGCCACCTTTGCGTAATCCAGGAATAGCACCTGCAGCAACACCAGTAACGCCTAGTTGTTTTGCAATTGCCGCTACCAATAGTCCAATATTAAGACCACGTTCTAATTTACCCGAACCGTCCACGTCTAACAATGATAAGACACCTTGTGCACCACTTAATGCAGTAGTAAACTCAATTAAACCGTTCATAAATGTTTGAAACTTTTCTGAGTCTGGCAACCGTTCTAGCTGATTAATAAAATTAGCAAACTTATTTGGATCGTTTGGATTAATATCAAACGCCTTTAAATAACCATCTAGTAAGTTGTCTTTGATTTTTTGTGATGTTACTGTAAGTTGGTTAGCGATACCAGATAGTACAGCTTCACCTCTTGCAAGTGATGAATTGAGTTTTTCCAAGTTATCATTAACTAATGTAGAGGATTCAGCTTGTGAGTCTGCATTTGATGCAAATACTTCCATTCTTGCTGTTAATAATGCTATTGCACCCTCTTGCCCGGCGGCGGCTCGTGCTAAAATTCCGTCATCAACTTGTATGTTTTTAAATTGACCAGCTAATGCATCTGCGGCGGCGGCGATTTCAGTAGGATTAGCACCGGCCTGTACCATAGCTGCCATATCTTCAATACTACCACGTAAATTAATACCTTCAGCGCCAGCGGCGGCTGCTAATTGTGTAAATCCTTCGTTAAATTTATCTATTGGAACACCAGCCATTAAGTTTTTAACTGCTTGCATCATTAATGGCTGCGCTGTGGTACCCATTTGACTCATGCCTTCAGTAAGTGATTTAAGTGATTCTAGTTGGCCTTCATTCATTCTAGACATTGCGGCGGCATTAACAGCATCTTTTCTAAACTCGTTACGTGCTTTAATTCGGTCTTGGACATCTTGGCCTGTTAGTCCAGCCATAACTTCATTTAGCTTCATGTTTTCTTTTATACTATCAATCATGCCAGATCTAGCACCTTCTTCCAAAAAGGCTTCATTTCTAGTAGCACGTCTGAGTTCAATTTCATCCACCAACAAAGCACTCATTTCTTTTGTGCCCATGCCAAAGAAGCCCATATCTCTTGACGCTTCACGCAGAGAATGGTTTAATCGCAAAAATTCATTTGTGCCTTGTTTACTGTTTTCACCTAATGATCTGATTGCCGCACCATTCTCAACAGTAAGTTTACTAAGTGTTTGCATGTCAAGACCAACTGCGGCGGCGGCTCCACGGAGTTCAACCAAGTCAGCACCCAATCCAGCACCAGTTCTACGTAATGCGCCCAGTGCATCTCCAAACTCTTCCATGATACCAAACAGTGTACCAAGTTGTGCACCCATTGCGGCAAAACCCATATTGCCCAGCAATCCTTGTTTACCGATCATGTCAGATAGTTTACCAGTATCACCGGCTTGTTGCATAGCATTAACTGTATTGCTTGCTCCACGTCCAAGTGTATCCAGTGACAACTCAAGCCTTCTATTTTGATTTTCTTGTTGTTTGGCGTTCTTTTGTATTTGGCTAGTTAACTGCTTGTTGCTTTTTATTTCATTCTGATCGTTTGATAGACTGATTCCCATTTTAGATGCAATTTGTTGAAGAGCATCTGTTTGTTTTTGTGATTGGATTAGTACATCTTGTTGTGTTGCTTCCATAGCAAAATCCGGTACTGTAACCGGAACACTCTGCCCACCAAAAGGTATATTTACTATTGCCATTAACTACTCACTTTATTAGATAAATAACTTATATATGTATTTATAGGAAGATTATGACAGACCCACTACTAGACTTTTACAGACACAAAGAGATGTACATAAAACTGCCTACCGAGGGTAAATGGTACACATCTAACATTAAAATGTCCGATCAAAATGAGATTGGTGTTATGCCTTTGAGCTTCAAAGACGAAATGTTACTGAGTATTCCAGATAGTGTATATAACGGCGAAAGTTTATTTGAGATACTTAAAAGTATTGTACCTGACATGGAAAATCCATATGAGATCATGCTACCAGATGTAGACGTTATCTTATTGGCAAGCCGAATTAATAATAACGAAGAAGGTACACTCAGAACAGAAGCAAAATGCCCACACTGTGAATCAACTGAAGAATATGAGATAAAAATAATAAACATCCTCAATCAAATAAAACCAGTAAACGGTATTGAGATCGAACTTAGTAACGGACTAACTATTGTTTTTAAACCAAATAGTTTGAAATCTATAACAAGTAATCAGATCAGGATAACTGAAAATGCACAATTGCTACAACAGTTAGAAAACGAAACTGATCAATTAAAACAGCATGAAATCTTTCAGCAAAGTTTAGAGCGATCAACAGCAGCAAGTATGATGATCCTCGCAGACAGTATCGAAAAAATTATCACACCATCCACTGAAGTTATTGACAATATAACATCAATACTTGCTTGGCTATCTAATAGTGACAGCGTAACAATCAAAAAACTACAAGAAATTAACCAACAGATCAATGCCAATGGTATTGACAAGGAGTTTAAGTTTGAATGTAGTAATGAAGAATGTGGTAAAAAGTTTAAAAGTGCAGTGGAATTTAACCCAACTTTTTTTTTCACAAACGACTCGTGATTAGCCCAGAATCGGCGCAAAGTATGGTTGATAAAATGACCAAAGCAAATCGAGACCTACGAAAACAATTATATGATATTGTATTGTACAGTGAAGGTGCATTTAGAGTAGACGAATTGTACCAGATGCCATTATCCCAACTAAGTGAAATTATGGACGCATTCACAGAGAAAAGGGAAAAAGAAAAAGAAGCAATAGACGCCATGCAAAGCAAAAACACTCGAAAATTTTAATCTGAAGTGTTCATTTATATCTATGTAAGTTTTATCTTTATCTGATGTCTTACGACATCATCAATCTTCACTATCGTTCGATTGAATTATTTCATTCGATAACATTAGAAAACGTATATTATATCATGATTGATATAATTGATTATTACCATGATCTAAAGTCGCACTTAGCCTGATACGGCCAAGCACGACAAAAGATTCTGATATTACCAGTCACCTTGTACACCTTTATAGCAAAACTAGTAAACTAGCAGAGGCGGTTGTGCTGTACCCCTTTACATGCTGCTTTCAACGCAAGCTACTGAGTCGCAATAAAGGCTACGTACTCAGAAATACTTCCAGGTTGTAATAGCTCAACAGAGCCTGGTCATTTGGTTTGTTCGCCCTCAAGTAAGATTCCGAGCTAGTGTTTCTCTAGCCCTCAATACTATGGTTTCAAGGAGGGTATGTTATTTTTTAGTGATTCTTTGAGAGCCTGAGATCCGCCGATGCGGACATTTATTATGCCATTATAGTATTCATCAGTGAGTAAAACCTCTCTGTCGAATTGTTCTTTTGCCTCAAGGTAGGAAAGTTGACCACGTGTTGTACAAAAATATAAGATTTCTCTACTAAAGTTTTCTGGGCCTAATTCGTCTACGTCTGCCTGTAGTTTGTCTGACGATCCCCAATAGTCTCGCCAATCACTTTCTACTAATGATTTTCTTTTTCTCTTTTTGCCTTTAAGTGGTGGCCTAGTTTTTTTGAACTTGGCTAATTTTTTGCCTATGTATTTTTTATCGTTAGTCAGATTTGTAATGATGTATACAAAACCAATATAATCATCTGGTATCTCTTCAACAAGGATACCATGGTGTGTCCAATGCATACGTACTATATATCATTTATCATCAAAATCTACTGATTATGGTATTAAAAATGCCGTTTTATGTGCCTTTGAAGTATTTCGTGTGTTTCTTGCCAGTTAGTTACATTGTGCGAGGTGCCATTATCAAGTTCGTTAATTGCCATTGCTAGTGTGTAGTCGTTGCCATTGGGTGTAATTTTATCGCCAAAAAAGTGTATAATATCTGATGTTTCGAAGTATTGTAGTATTTGTGCCTTGTCTTTGCCTTTTTGTATTATGTCGATACTTACTTTGCCACCAACCACTGCAGATGATTTGTAGCCAAATAGATCGGTAAATTGTTTTACAATTGATTTACGTTCATTACGATCATTGTCCCAATTGTGATATGCTTGGCGGTCCATTAAGCTACTGTCTCTTGCAATAACACTAAAGTTTGCACAGCCAATTCGTTGTTCTATATTGTGATGTTGACTAACTGTCTTATCAAAAAACTTACTATCTTCAGCTTTTTCCATCAAAAACCAATATTCTTCTCCTGATAACTTCCATGTACTTTTGTACTTGTCTTCACCATCTTGCATGACATGATTGCCACTACTTAAAAATAGTGTATCGAATTTATCAGTAAGTTCTTTTCCAAGTTGTTGTTCAACCTTTGCATAGTCACTGCCAGTACAGATACTGCACGAGTACTTGTCAGTAAACTCATGCATAAAATCTTTAAACTGTGTGTCAATATGCTCTCGAGCATTAGTTAGTGTGCCATCGAGATCAAAAATATAATTAGTCGTCATCTATAACTCCATTATTATACATTTTGGCCCAAATGTCAATCGGTAATTCGCCTTCATCACGTAATTTTTTACGTGACGTATCTTCATATTCACCAAATGTGATTCCTGACAGGTTTGAACCAATATAAGTCCCGGTTGATAACGTAGTAGTACTTGCACCAAGATCGGTGACATCAGACAAATCAATACTGTAATCGCCGCTAATATCGCTATCAGTAGTAATAGTGTAGGTTGATGATGTCCCTAAGTAGTCGTCTCCCATTATCCGTCTCCGTATATTTTGTACCAAATATCGATTGGTAGTATTCCGTTAGAAAGTAGAAAGATTGGATGCTCAGGACTAGGTCTACTACGTATTGTTTTGCCTTTATCAGGAGACTCAAATATCATGCCTCCTAGGCTTTGTAGTAAATCTTTATCAATATCATCCAGCAATGTCGACAATCTCCGTGTCTACACTAAATGATGTAAAGCCATTTTCTTTAATAACTTGTAAGATAGTATTAACTCTACCTTGTAGTTCATCTCGATGTGAGATGAGGAAAATGTTTTTGCCTCTTTCTCTTTCCATTTTTTTAAGTACACTGAGTGCACTATCAACACCATTAGTATCCATTCCACTATCAACAAGTTCATCAATAGCAAGGAAGTTAAGTGGCGTATTCATAGTTTCAAATACATCTCTAAAACTCCAACTAAGTCCAAGTATTAGCCTATTACGTTCGCCTCTAGATAAGTTGTCAAAGTCTAGTTCACGACCAAGTTCTGTAATTTCTACAGCGAGATCTGGTTGAAACGAAACTTCATGTGGAAGTCCCAGTTTAGTCAAATAGTATGCAAGTCTAGAATTTAGATACTGTAAGTTTTGCTCAATAATACGTTTACGTATAAAGCTATCTTTGTTTGTTAACAGTTTGTACAGGAAGTCTTGGTGTTCCTTTATACGCACAAGTTCATTCATCTTATCCCAACTAACTTCTTGTAGTGCAGTTTCCTTTAGACTGTCAATTTGTTCTTGATATGTATCTGTTTCGGATTGTTTGTTTCCGTATTCTGTAAGTAATTTATCAACTTGGTTCTGGTGTTGAAACGCTTCTTGCTCTGTATTATAGAGTGTACTTGGTAGTTGACCTAGTTCGCCTATTTCAGTAATCACTTCTGAATGTTCTTGTTCTTGCGAACCGTTAGCTAAAATTTGCATACGTGCATCAGCTAGTTGGTCTTCTTTATTACGTAGTAATTCCTCATGACTGTTATCGTGTAACTCTTGTCCACATGCATGACATTTTTCATCTTTAAGTAGTACTATCTCTTTTTCTAGTTTGATAATTTGTTTATCTAGTTTTTTAGTATCAGCATCTATTCTGGAGATCCAGCGGTTAGCATCGTCTAGCCGACTCTTCTTTGACAAGTACTCAGCTAGTTCTTTATGCTTTGCGATCTCTGCTTGAATATCAACTTTATCTAATACGTTGATAGCTATTTCTAGTTCTTGCAGGCTTTCTTGTTTTTTCGTTTGCCAGAGGGTTTGTCGACGCTCAAGGTCACTAATACTCTTCGCAATTGTTTGATTTGCATCTTCAACTGCCTTAATTCGATACTCTTCTTCTTTGATTGCATCTTTATTCAACCTTTGTTGTTCTTTAAGAGCCTCCGCTTTCTCACTTAACATAGTGATACCAAGTAGTTGTTCAATGATCGCTCTTTGATCATTTGCTCTCATACTAAGGAAGGGCTCTGTATATGTATTTAAGGCGATAATATGTTTAAACATATCATGACTCATCCCGAACAGTTTATCCACTTGTTCTTGTGTTTGGCGGTTCTCACCTTGTGCCTCGTTGCCTTCGTCAGTATCGATATTGTCAACATAAAATTTAAAAAGGTTAGGTTTGCGACCTCGTTCGATACGATAGTTAACACCATCTTTTTCAAAGTCCAGTGTAACTATCATACCTTTACCATTTGTTTTGTTGATAAGGTTGTCTTTACGTATGTTAGTAAGTGCATTACCATACATTGCATATGATAGTGCATTGATTATTGTTGTCTTACCAGTGCCATTACGGCTACCATCTCCGCCTAAGTCAACATTGTTGCCCAGTACAAGTGTAAGTCCATTGTCGTTAAATCGTACAGCCTGAGTAACATTACCCACACTCATGAAATTCTTGATTGTGATGTCTTTAATAATAATCATAGGTTGTTGTATATATCCACTAATAACTTTTTGTCTATCATTTCACTGTCTACAGCATTTAAGCTATTATACACTATCTGGTCTACATTTTCAACCTCTAAATCGTCTACTTGCCGCCAATCTTGTGCATGTTCTTCTTTTTTACTGGGCATTAGTGTAATATCACGTAATTGATATTGTGCCGCAAACGTTTCCTTAATAAAGTTTGCTTCTTCATACGTAATATTCACATCTAGTACAGCACGACAGTATGTATTGTGATTTAAAATAGAGTCAGCATCGTCAATTAGCTTACTCAGTGGCACAGTTCGATATCTTGGACCATCAAAGTTTAAATGTTCTGGCTTACCGCCCCATTCTAACTTCATCATTCCTCTATCATCGTCCCATGCATCAGCATAGTTGTGCGGAAATGGTGACCCTAGATAATGAATGTTACCTTTGTGCTGACGCTTGTGGAAATGTCCACTGAATACATATTCAGGACCGTGCAAGTGGCTTTCATTAATACCACCATGATCAGGCATCTCTACCATTGCGTTCATCTTGAAGTGTGGCAACTCAAAGTGCCCAAACATATAACGTGCTTTTATTTTGTTGATGTGTTTCCACTCGTCTCCCACTAGCCAGGGTATTAATGCAACATCATCTTGTTGAAATACATCTTCAACTAAGGTAACGTTATCAAATAAGCCCGCATATGGCAAACTATTAAGTTCACGTTTCTCACGATAGTATAAATCATGGTTGCCCATAATCATATACACCTTTTCAAAGTTTTCGCTTAGTTTCCTTACATTGTTTACACTATAATTCAGTGTACTAACGTTAACACCAGCTCTGTGGTGGTGCCAATCGCCTAAAAATATGCAAGTTTCACAGTCTTTGCTGTTCGCAATAAACCAATCTACGAAATCTTCGCAGTCTTTGTTATGCTGTTTACTATTATTCTTGTTTCCGAAGTGAATGTCAGTAAAACACGCCGCTTTATTAAAAAATGTCATGTAGTTAGAATATACTCTATGTTAGGATTTGTCAAGTATAACTAGAAATTTGTTCCAGTTGCCTCTTTGCGATCTTTTTCCATTTGTTCGTCCCATTTTGCTTTGGACGCTGCTTCATGGTCAAGTTGTCTACTAAAGCTAGGATTAAACCCGTTCTCTTGTAACAGATCATCACGTATATTTTGATTACGCTTTTCAAGATTAAGAACTCTTGTAAAACTATTTGTAACAACTGCTGTGTAGTACGCAAATGGGTTTTGACTCTTTGCTTCGTTAAATTTTAAACCTATCTGAGATAGTTGCATTAGTGCATGACTACGCATTTCATCTACATACGTGTATCCTCGCCAATTACTGCGCATACTATAACGCTCACATAGTTTAATATACATCTTTGCTAATTCATTTGTTGTGTGTCCATGTGTTGTGCTAAATTTTCCGTTGTCGATCCCACCTTCCCAGTGGCTTCGTACTACTTCTTGTGTTTCACCATCACGTTTTGCATAGTGTTTAAATGGTGGAAAGTTAACTTTAACGTGACGATCTGCTTCTGTTTTAGGGTTAGTCTTACGTTTTGAATCACCAGGTACATGTTCAAATGTCATTAATCTAAAGATTAAGTCGTCTGGATCAATTTCTTCAGGTTGTACTCTTGTTTCAGCTTGCTTTGGTTTATCTTTTGTACGTCTGCCAGCGTCTTGCCATCTTTTGTATGATTCCTCATAACCTTGTGAACTTAATACACTAGCTCTGTTCTCTCTTGCTTGTTGGATAATATCTGGATCAAAAATATCTTCGTAGTTGTCTACAATGATATCAAATCTACCATATTCGTCATCAACTGAGTGACAATAGGTTAGTTTACTTTTATGTATTTCCTTCAGCATATCCTTGTTGTTAAGATAATTCTGTTTTCTCATAGTTTTTCCTTAAATTAGTGTTATTATAACACATCTAGATATAATGTCAAGTTCTTCTGGTTATAGTTGTAGTTTACTGGTGCTATAAATAGTATGATAGGAGAATAGACATGAGATACTCACAACTTACAGAAGCTGAAGCAACTGATATTGCCGTTATGTACGGAGGTAGATTTCAGCCTATGCACAGTGGTCATCATAAAGTTTACATGAACCTTGTTCGTAAGTTTGGTTCCTCTAATGTATTTATCGCTACTACAATTGCTAAAAATGCGCAACCTGAAAAGGATCCGTTTAGTTATGAGGAAAAGACAGGCATTATGACAGACATGTTTGGTATACCTGCTGACAAAATTGTACGCACTAGTCCATATCAACCTGACATTAGCTTAACTAACAAAGATCCAAATAATACTGCGGTACTACTGGTGTTTAGTGAAAAGGATGCAGGACGTTTAAAAACTGGTGGATATTTACGTATGTATCAAGACGGCAAACCATTAGTAAGTAGTGACGAAGCTGGATATATTTACACTGTTCCAGTAGAAGATGATGGACGTAGTGCTACTACGTTTAGAAATGTAATGCGGATGGATGGTATAGAAGAAAAGAAAAGACAAGAAGCATTTACAGATTTCTTTGGTACATTTAATCCACAAGTATATGAATTTATAAAGGATAAACTAAATGGCAGTGTCTAATGAAGCAAGAACAAAACTAACTGGTCCAGCAAGCTATTATAGTGGCCCTGCGGCGGAATTAAGTAATACTGACGGTATAGTATTTGCTATTCAGCCGGATATTGTATATAACCAAGCAGTAAATTATACACCCTATAATTTAACTCATACAAATTATACAACATATGCATACAGTGGAACCCCCAGTCCAACTATACAAGTAACAGCACAATTTAGTAATGTTACACAAGAAGAACATCTTTATACACAAGGAGTTATTCACTTCTTACGTAGTGTATCAAAAATGTATTATGGGTTTACAGATGCTAACCTATCACCAGTTGCAGGCACCCCACCTCCTCTTTTATATTTTAGTAGTTTTGGAGAACAAATGTTTAACAATATACCTGTGCTACTAGGAAATGTAAGTATACCGTTTCAAAGTGACACTGATTTAGTTGAAGTGATTGGCGCAAGCGGTAAACCGCAAGCATTGCCAGCAGTACAAACTATTGCTCTAGACTTATTAGTTTCAGTTAACCCAGCAAAGCAAAAAAAGGATTTTAGCAAACACGATTTTATTAGTGGGTCAGCATACGGAAAAGGATTTATCTAATGGCAAATTATTCAAACTCTAGTAACTATGCGCAAACTACACAAAACAAAAAGTACTTGAACATATATAACCCAAAATTAAAAAACGCCAACCTTAGTCAGCAAGTAAAACTGGTTAAAATTGACAATCGTTATCACAAACGACCTGACTTATTTGCATTTGAAATTTACGGCAACTCGAGATACTGGTGGGTGTTTGTACACTATAATCGTGATAAGCTAAGAGATCCAATTAATGACTTTGTAGCAGGTTTAGAAATTAAAGTACCATCAAAGTCAACAGCATTCGGAGCAAGTTAAATGCCAATCAGAAATAACACCAATGGTGGTGAACTTAGTGCATTGGATCGAATAGCAGAAAGAAATTTTGCCGCCGCTCAAGAAGCCGCTAGAAATGCAAGTCTCGAAACTCGAGATGCTGTTAGAAGTAGTGCAAGTAAATATCAACCAAATGTTTTAAATCAATTCGATACCTACACTTATAATTGGGCAATCCATATGATTAGTCCACTCAAAGCCCAACAATTTGAAGAAAATCTTGACAATAAAGAATTTATTACACTTGCTGAAACAGGTGTTGAAAATGAGATTAGTATTGAAAATGTAATACAGCAAACACAGTTAGCATTTGCAAAAGAAAATAGAAATGCAGTAGCTAATAGTTTTGATATTACATTCACTGAAGTTCTTGGTATGACATTTTATAATCGTATAATACTAGCAGCCAAACAACTAAAACTTGAAAATCACTTAGAAGCAACATATTTGCTTGAGCTAAACTTCCGTGGGTGGAATCAAGACGGCAGTGCAATGGCAGACAAAGAAGTAGGACCGTTTTACTATGTTACTGACATTACAGACTTTCAAATAAAACATACTGATAGTGCAACAAATTATCAAGTTACATTTATTGAAACTGAATATTCTGCATATAATCGTATGGACTTTCACTTGAAATCAGATATAAGTGTACGTGCTGCAACGTTTGGAGAATTTTTAGATAACTTTACAACAGAACTTAACAGAGAATGTGAGAAACATTGTGATACAACTATTGCTAGAATGTATCCAAGTATATATGAGTTTGGAACGATAGATGAAACTGACCAGTGGCGTGACTGGGTGTTTGATGCTGTTACTGGTGAACATATTGAAGAAAGTCGCAACGTTAGTATGTCAGCGGCAGGTAATGTTATTGAATTTACGTTACACAAAGGAACAAGTATGACGGCAGCCGTTGCAGCGGCAGTACTACAAACAAAAGAATTTAAAAAGATACCAATTGTTGGAAGAAACCAATTTGCCAAAGCAAATGCCAATGACGGCATAGCAAAATCTACTAAATTGGCAGATATGTTAAAATGGTTTTCATTTAAAACAGAAGTTGAGTATAAAAATAATTATGATCCAGTAGCTAAAAGCTATCAGCGTAAATTTATATACAACATTCAGGCTTATATTACACCAGAGGGTATACATGATCCTGTAAGTTTTGGTCAACTAACACAAGATTCTGAGTTACAACAGAAAAGATTAAACAATATACTTACCCATGGTCTACTAAAAAAACGTTATGACTACACATACACTGGACTTAATAGTGAAGTACTGAATTTAGATTTAAGTTTTAACACTTTGTTTTTTGTTACGCAACCTATTGCTGGCGGATCACTTGGCACAAATGCATCCTTTCCAGGACTGGATGCCGCAGAAGCAAGAAGTTACGAAGCAAAAGCACAATACGTTGATGCTGTTAATCGGGTTAAAAGTATAAAACGTGAGATTGAACGATTAGAAGCGAAGACGGATATAGGAGTTAACGTTTCACCAAATGAAGATTTTTTTGTACAACAACAAATTCAAGACAATAAAAGCCAACTAGAAGCCGCCAAAAAGGAGGTGATTTCGACTGAAAAAACAGCACAAGAAGCAGGGGCAGAACTACGTGAACGAACAGCCAATCCAGCGGAATTGAAACTTAATCCTATAACAAATAGGTATATAACACAAAGTGATGTTTTTGCTGGATCACATCGAGAACGAAAAGTACAAAATGAACTTAACGAATCTATGCAATTTGATTATCGTACAGTAGGAGATAGTTTAGCAGCTAGTGGTGCTGATACACTGGATGACCCTGGAACTGCAATGCTTGGTGCACTAGAGCTTAATCTTAATGCAACTGGTGAAATGGTTGATCAAAGACTTGAAATACGTGGAGATCCATACTGGTTAGGTAAACCAAAAGGAGCCAGTATTTCAAATAGTAATCAAGCAGACTATGATGTTGGTGGTGTTGGATACTTTCTAAATGTACGTTTGCCAGTTTATGAAAATGAAGAAGGCTTTATGAATCAAGAGCTTACTAATTTTAGTATAACTGCACTTTATCGTGTTATCACAGTAACTAGTACATACATGATGGGAGAGTTTAAACAAACACTTGAAAGTTTTAGAGATACAAATACAAATAATGAAGAGTTGCTGGACCAACTACTAGAAGGAAGAGTAATTGGACAACCAACTAGAACGTTGAAGCAAGGTTATCAAGGACCTAACCCAGACCCAGAGAATGATGTACTACCAAATGAAGTTGCTAGTCAACAACAACCTGATACTAGCACAACACTTGATCCAAATGCAACTGGATCTGGCAATGGTACTATAACTGGTAGTAATAATACGACAGGATCTACATCTAATATAGATCCTCGATTATTGAGTTCTATGGAAGCGGCAGCAGCAGCAACTGGGCTAACTGGTGTTATATCACCAAGAGGCGGAAATAGAGGACCTGGCGGAAGTGGCAGACATAATGGGTATGCAGCTGACATTAGTCTTTATGATGGTAATAGATTATTATCTGTGGAAAATCCTGCTGATCTTGCTCTTATACAAAACTATACACAAAACTTCTTAAATGACACTCGTGCAAACGGGTTAACACCAAGTGTTGGTATTGCCAATCCTAATGAAGGAACTGGAAGAGAACTGTATATGAGTGGTGTAGTACATCATTATGATATTGCGATGACACCAGGAATTGGTGCAAACCTAAGTTCAAATGCTGCACCCTATTGGGGCGGATCTGGTGATACACGAGACCATAGCACACCAAGTTGGCTAGTAAATATGTATAATGCAACGAACTAAGTAAAAGGATTAAAATGTCAAAAGAGCAAAATAGATCAACAAATTTAAACCGTGAAAGTATCGGTGTTCCTGCAGCATATACAAGCGGGAACCGAAGCGGCATGGGTATGCCAAATGGTGTATATAGTGCTAAGGTTATTGAAATTTCGGATGCAGATTATGGCGGTGCAATATATGTTCAAATTTTAGGATCACACAGATTTGGAGATACAGACACTCGAGAGCAAAGACAACTATTTCCAAAAGTAAGAACTGTTTCTCCTTTTGGTGGTTCAATTAGTATGCTAGATGCTACAGTTACATATGGTGCATCCTTCCCTCCACCAGCACCAGGTACTGAGGTACTTGTTGCATTTACTGGTGATGATGTAACTGGGTTTTTACTTGGCGTTTTGCCAACTGTTGGCAAAAACAGTGCAGTACCAGGTTTACCAGCTAGCAAAATCGAAAACGAAGATACAATTGGTCCCAGTATTGATCCTGGACAAAAACAACAGCAAAATTCTAGACCAAGACATCCAGTTGCAAATGCAGTTGCCGGTCAAGGTACAGGATTAGACCCAATACGTGGTATTGGCAGTAGTGGTGGTAGACGAGAATCTCCAAGCAATGTAGCAGGATTTTTAACACCAGCAGGACACAGTTTTGTAATGGATGATGGCACAGTTGCATTTAAAGAAGGTGAAAACTATGTTCCAGACCAATCACGTGAAGAAGGAATGGATAATTTAATTCGCTTACGCAGTGCAGGCGGTGCGCAAATGCTACTAAACGACAGTGCAGGTATTGTATACATAACAAACCAAAAAGGCACTAGTTGGATGCAATTGGACAGCGAGGGTAATGTAGATGTATATGCGGCAGGCAGTGTAAGTTATCATGCAGAAAAAGACTTTAACTTTTATGCTGGAGGTGACATTAATATGGATGCTGATACATTCAATATTATGGCACGTGGTGCTGCTGGTATACAAGCGGAAACATCAACAGGTCCAATACAACTTAAAGCAAATAAAGATATACGTCTAACAACTGACTTAAACTTACAACTCAAGGCTGCAGGCTTTGGTAGAATTAGTACTGAAGGTATGTTAGACTTGAACGGTCCATCAGCATTTGGCGCAGTTGGTCCAACAGCTGGCAATATAGGTGTAAACCGTACCGTTAAAACTAGTATCAACCCAAGAGTGCCAGAACACGAACCTTGGGGAGGACACAGTGCACAAGGAAGTAAAGTAGCCGCACAAGCACCATCAAGTGCACGAACAAGCACAAAAGATTATGATACATCTAATTTAACACAACCAAAGTCAGATAAAAAACTTCCTCAATATTATAGTGGTAATAGTAATACTGAAGAAGATAAAACTGGTGAAATTGCAACACGGCGTAATCAAGTTGTGGATAAAAGAAATGGAAGTTCAATGTCGTCTGGACAAGCTGGTGCAACAAATGCCACTGACCCTAGCTCTGTTGAACGGAGACAGCCGAGATGATATTGGAAAAATTTAATACTGACTGGAATGAATTTGTTCTTAAAGATCCAGACTGGAACACATTACTTGATATTGAAACCATATCTGCAAGTGACCGTGTACAGTTGGTCACTCTTAATATGTCACGGTATAATGGTTATAATCAAACTGGTTATGGTGTTGGTACAGTTAATCAGGGTATTACTGAACAACAAGCATATAATATTTGGATTACTGATTTTCAAAGTAATCAAAGAACATTATTAAGACAACTTAAATCATTTGGCTTGACAAGTATACCACAATGCGTATATGATGGATTACTATTATATTACATCATTAACGGTGATATTTTGTATGTAGACTCGGATGAAGGTCTATATGAACTGCGTGATAGTATTGTAAATCAAGATTGGTCCACAGTTGCTAGTATGATTAAGCGTAGTAATTTTAACAGGATTTTTTGTATTACAGCCGCAAGTATTATACGATTGAGTGACTATGGAAAATCAAAATCTCGTATCTGGATGCGCCAAAATGGTATATTTAATATACGTGACAAAAACGAAGTTGGCTTATTAGATGAAGGAGAGTTACAAAGAGCACGTTTTGCATACTATGCAGAAACACTACGTTTCCTTCCTAAAACACCCGAAGGTATAAAAAGAACTATCGCAAAAGCATATCAGAACACAATAGTTGTTGAACAGTTTACATATAGTGACACTAATGTCTTTACAATAACAGATACCCCAAGTATGGAACCAGTTGAAAAATTACTAGTTGAGGTTAATGGACAAACAATCCAACACTTTTTTGACTTTACTTTACTTAATAACGTTATTACTATAACAAAATCACTAAAAGCTGGTGATATCATACGTTTTACTACAAAAATCTAAAACATAGTATTTAATTTTGCTATAAATATCAGTATGGTTACATACATTGGATATAGCACAATAGATAGTACAGATATAAACTCAGTTCTTACTGACAAGGACTTGGCACTTCGTGACTTGATGAATCACTTTTACACTCGTAAAGGTGAACGGGTAATGAATCCAAACTTTGGATCTATACTACATGATTTAGTTTTTGATCCGTTAGACGCTGCTACTGAACGTCTAGCAGAAGAAGATGTACAAAACATCGTTGACAGTGATCCGAGATGGATCTTTAGTGAAGTAAATTTAAGCAAACCGACTGATCATCAGTTAGACATACGAGTACGTGTTGTTTACGATGATACAGGACTAGCTGAAGAATTATATCTAACATACACAAGTGAGACAGAATAATGGCACAGGGCGCAAGACAAAGCAGTTTATTTGCAGCTGAAGATTTTAGTGTGATTTATGAGAGCTTTGCACAAGCAAACTTTCAAGCATATGACTTTGACACAATCAAAAATGCAATGGTGGAGTACATTGATACTAACTATCCAGAAAACTTTAACGACTGGATTAGTTCAAGTGAGTTTACTAGTTTATTAGAACTTATGGCATTTTTGGGACACAACTTAGCGTTCCGTAACGACCTTAACTCACGTGAAAATTATTTAAGCACAGCAGAACGTAGAGATAGCGCCCTCCGTATTGCTGAGTTCTTGGGTTATAATCCAACACGTAATGTTGTAGCAAGCGGCTACTTAAAAATTGATACCATCAAAACAAGTGAAACAGTATATGATGTAGACGGAAACAGTCTTGCAAATGTTGACTTGCAGTTTGAAGATGTAACAGATCCAGCGGCATACCAAAACTTTATTACAGTAATGAATGCAGTGTTTATAGGTAGTAACCAATTTGGTACACCATTTAGTAAAAGTTTACGTGACGGTATCACTAATGAAATTTATCGTACTACTAGTACAGGACAAAGTCCTTCATCAGAATTTAGTGCAACTATTACAGGTGCACGTAGTACATTTGGTGCGCACAGTTTATATTATGACAGCAATGCAAACCGTATACAAGAAAAAACTCCTGATCCCTACGGCGCCCTTGATATTCTATACCGTAATGACAATGGTGGATTTAGCTCACCAGACACTGGATTCTTTTTAGGATTCAAACAGGGTACACTACAATTTAGGGACTTTGAAATCACTGATGGACTTCCTAACCTTGTACTTGATATTGACGATATAAATGTTGCAAACGGAAACATTTGGGTACAAAACGTGGACGAACTTGGACAAGTAATAACTAATTGGAGCCAAGTTGATCGTATTTTTGGACTTAACTCAATATATAATAATCTCAACAATAACTTTAGAAACATCTATACTGTAAGTAGCAGAGAAGATGATAAAATTAGTATTGTGTTTGGTGACGGGCTATATGGTAATATTCCACGTGGTATTATTAGAGTTTGGTATCGTACAGGTCTTAACCGTAGTTACACACTAAACCCTGAAAGTTTTGGACAAACAACATACAACTTTAATTACACAGGCAATGATGGAAATACGTATCGTGCTGTGTTTACTGCAAGTTTAAAATCTAGAGTAAGCAATGCAAGTGAACGTGAAAGTTTACAAAGTATTAAAGACAACGCAGGCCGGTTCTTTAGTACACAGGATAGACTAGTAACAGCAGAAGATTACAGTATCTTCCCATTAACTGTTAGTGAAAATATCCGCAAAATTAAAAGCGTGAACCGTGTACATAGTGGACACAGTAGATTTAGAGATTTCAATGATCCAACTGGAAGTTATAGCGATGCTATGCAGTTCTTGGATGATGGTTATCTATATAGACAAGACATTGCGGCACGTAATGTAGTTAGTTTGCCTACAAATTTAAACAGTGAGCAAACTTACAGCAGGTACATTAAGCCACTATTAGACAACCCAGAAGTTAAAAACTTCTTTTATGATAGACAGTATTATGGTCCAGACGGAGCCTATGCACCAGCAACACAATATACTAATACAACTGCTAACATTGTTTACTACAATGCTAATGGTAGTGCAACAGATGCATTTCGTTGGAACCAAGTTACCAAAGGTGCTGATACAAGCACTGGCTATCTTACTGATGATACAAGTACTATACAACGAGTTAAGTCAAATGGTATTGCACCAATGGACAAAATTGATATAAACTCAATTATTGAGTTTGTTACTCCACCTTATAAAATTGGATATATCAACAGTATTAAAATTGTAGATGGTAGCACAGGTTATACTAGTGCACCAACAGTTACTATTACTGGTGCAGGAACAGGCGCAACTGGTACTGCAAATATTGACGGAAGCGGCAGTGTAATTAGTATAACCATTACTAATGCAGGATTAGGTTACGATAGTGCAACTAGTATTACACTTAGCGGCGGTGGAGCAAGTGTACAAGCAACAGCAACAGCCGTAGTTAAAAGTGCAAACACACAATGGGTAAGAGTAACTGGCATTTACAATGATGGACTGGGTATTGATAATAACACTGGTACACCAACTGGTATTGATATGTTGGGAAGAGGCAGTATTACACTTAGTGGTGTTATTCCTAGTGGTGCACGTATTAAACGTATTATTCCAAGTTGGAGTAACGATTTAACAAGCGCAGTAAAAACAAATGTCCTAACATTATTAACAAACAATAACAGTTTTGGATTACGTTACGATGCAACAACACAGGAATGGGCAATAGTTGATGGTAGTGACTTAGTTACTAGTAGTTTAACTAACAATGATCCAAGTAGTTGGAATCGAACATACGAAGGCGACACTAATGGTACTGGACTTGATAACAGTTGGATTATAAGACTTAACTACACTGCATCACAATGGGAAATTGTAACACGTAAAACACGTTATGTATTTGGTAGTGATGAACAAATTACTTTTGCAAACTTAAATTTTGCTGAAACATTTAGTAGCGAAACACTTAAACCAAGTCAAGACAATATTAAAGTATTGGGCATTAACACAAAAAGTACATCCAATAGTTTGCCACTTGGCACAGATTATACAATGAATGCATTTGGATACTTTACATATCCAGACGGCTACACAGATCCTAATAAAATTAGGTTGACACTGTCGAGTCCTACTAATGATGGATACCCAATTAATCCAAGCGCCTTCCATGACATTGTTGGAGACGAAAATATTAACTTAGGTACAAAAACTGTTGACGGATTTACATATGAAGTACGTGACGACAGTGGCAGTAATACTGTACCAGGCCGAGGCAACTTGTCAAGCAAATACAGTCGTATTGCTGATGTAAACCAAGTTATTGACCCAGCTACAACTAATATTATTGATACATACGTACTATTAACAAGCTATGAGAACTTATTTAGATCGTGGGCAAAATATGACGGACGTGGTTATACTAAACCACAAACGCCTACTATCAGTAGTTTAAACGACTTGTTTAAGCGTTTAGACAACAAAAAATCAATCAGTGATCAAGTTATATACAGACCAGTCAAATATAAAATATTATTTGGAAACTTGGCAAGTAGTGAACTACAAGCTAAATTTAACATAACCAAAACTACCAACTGTACACTAAGTGATACTGAAATTAAACAAGAAATAATACGTTTGATCGATCAATATTTTAATGTTGATAATTGGGACTTTGGAGAAACTTTTTACTTTACTGAATTAGCAGCATATATACACAACAACACAGTTGGACAAGTTGCACAAGTTGGTATTGAGAGTGTTGATAACCAAGCAAGTACTAATGCATTATTTGAGATAATTAGTGACAGTGATGAACTGTTCCTACCAGTAATAACAATAGGCGATATAACTGTAAACAAGAGTACAGCATATAATCCTACATCAATTGCAGCAAACAGTGGAGTTAACATTAAATGAGTAAGTTTCATGCTAAACCGATAGTAGCTAAAAAATCTACTAGACCAGGTGAAAGTTCTGAATATGTCGGAACACGTAATACTGTAGATTTATTACCAGCAATCTTTCAAACAAGCGTTAACAAAAAGTTTTTAAACAGCACACTTGAACAGTTAATGTCAAGTGGTAGTATGGAAGCGGTTAATTACTATGTAGGTGATCGCAAAAATAAAGATGTTACTAGTGACAGATTTTTAACAGACGGCCGTAGTGCAGACCAACATCAGGTTGTACCAGGGGGAGTTGTTCGTGACAATCAAGATAATATTATAGAAGCAATTTCATATGATGACTTGATTGATATGTTAAAGTTTAATGAAGTAGATACTACAAATGTAAACCGCATATTAAACGAACCAGGCTACACACTTGATTTGCCAATTAACTATGACATGTTTATCAACCATCATCACTACTTTTGGTTAGTAGACTTTTTACCAGTATGTACAATTCCAGTAACCGCAGCTGATCCTATTCATATTCCTGATATCATTGGCTTACCATATTATAAAACACCTACACTGTCAAATGGAAAACAGTTGGCATTCCAAAACGGAATGCGTGTACGATTTACTGGTGCAGATGCAAGTGGTAGTTCAGAGTATAACAAAGACCACACTTATATTGTAGACGGTGTTGGCACTGGTATCTCACTAACAAAGCAGTTTGAAGGTCCTGGAACATATGGTTTTGGAAAACGTGTTTGGTTTAACGACACAGTATATGGTGCACAAGAGCCTAGCCAATGGGATACTGATGATTATGATTTTACTTACCCAACATATGACTTCACATCTTATGATGTATTAAGTAGAGATTATGTAGTAGAGGAAAGAAACAGTCCAGATCAAAGTGTTTGGAGTAGACGTAATCTCTGGATACATGAAGATGTAGTTAAAATTATTGCAGACTACACTGACTATCAACATCCTGGTGTTACAGCATCGACATACTTACAAGACAATTTCCGTGGTGTTCGTCCTATTATTGAATTCAAAGCTGGTATTGAAAAGTATAACTTTGCAACTAGTAGTTTAGGTAGTGTAACACACATTGTTGATAATGTTGCTGATCCTTTTGGTGAGATTATAGGACAAACAAACTGGAACTTAGCAGTACAAACTATTACAGCATCTTGGACTAGCCAGGGCTTTGAATATGGATCAAGTGTAAAGCTCACAAGTAATGGTGTAGATAGTTTTTGGAACTGTATTAAAACACACACTACATCTAAAAACCCAAGCTATGTTGAAAATGCACAATATTGGAGCAAAGTTGAAGCACGTAACTTGGCGGATGGCGATACTATACTGTTTTTAAATTCATCAGTTGGATTTAACAACAACATTTATAGTGTACAAGTAAACAGCGGCGGCACAGTTACCGGGCTAACACAAATTTATGGACCAAGTGCAACCACTGTACCGGTTAAAGCAGGTATTAATGTACGTATAGGTTACAACAACGTATTAGGCGAAACATATCCAAACAACATTTACAGTGGCAGTGAATGGTACTGGGACGGTAACGAGTGGATTTATGCACAACAAAAATCATATCGCAGTCAAGGTATCAAGTTTAACTTATATGATACAACACTAACACCTTTGGACAATAGTACAAAATATCCAAATAGTACGTTTGCAGGCGATAATATTTTTAACTACGGTACTAGTAATACAAAACAAGATATTGCACTAGGATTTAGCCCACGTTATGTAGATTACGGCAACACACCAGGACTAGGTTTTGATATAGATCTTGGAAGTAAACGTTATAACTATGTTGAGTTTAACTCAGTTGATAGCCCTACAAATAACGATGCAAGTAACACTAACGAAATAACAGGATTTTACTACTACAAAAAAGATGATGAGTATTACAATGGCTGGAGCGAAGTTAGAGACCAACAACCAGTTAAGCAACATATACAACACGTAGCAACTAATGTAAGTAAACCACTTGTTATTGATATTGGCACTACAGACATTGAGTCATACGATACCTTTAAATGGTCAGAGCGCAAAAACAAGTTGCAAGTGCATCAGTATAACAAAACACATACACGTTCTGATTCTATACGTGTTAATGGACTTAATCCAAGATTGTTTATTGATAGAAACAAGACATATAATATTGTTACAAATTTTGATATATACGATCTAGAGTTTTTAAATCCAGACGGAACAGCATTTACAGTTGCACAAAATATATCGTTAAGCACACCATCTAATAACGAGCGCACACTATTGGTTCCAGATACATTTTTTAATGCTGTTATCTTATATCGTCGTGTTAGTGATGTAAACGTATATGGATACATTTATGTAAACAGTAATAGCATTGCAGACAACCTAACCATTACAAAAAATGGTGAACCATTTACTGCATTTACATTAGCTAATAACAAAGTAACTATTTCAAATGGTATACTTGCTACTGACGACTTAATTGATATTGAATGGCATACATTGGATAACACACTGGGATCTGATACACCTGCTGATACACATATACTAAATCCACAAAATGAAGTTCTATCACAAGTTAGTTTTGGTGACATACTAAATCACATGAAACAGCAAATAACTGGTATACCTGGTCTAATTGGTGATTTTTATGGTATTAACAATTATAGAAACTTACCAAGAGTACATGAGTTTGGCGGTACTATTAGAAAACAAGCATACTCAACAGAACTTTTAACACAGACATCTATGTTTACAGACACAAATCTGTTTAGTAGTTTAAACTTTGCAACAAAAAGTTATAGTAATTTTAAGCGACAGTTTATACAAAAATGTAAGCAATTACACAACACATTAAACAGTTCTGCTAGTGTTATTACGCTAGTAGACGAAGCACTAAAGAGTATGAATATTGGTAAATCACGTGTTGATTTATTTGCCAATAGTCAAATGTTAAAATTTAAAGAGTTTGAAGAACTTAACAGTAGTTGGACAGCAAGTGACACACCTGTTTTTGATTTACCACAAACTGTTAACACATATGATGATACAAAAAATCATATACAAGTGTTTATACGTGAAGATGACGGATCCGGTAATACAATCTGGCGTCCACTTATTAAAGACCAAGAATATACTGTTACACAAAACAAATTAACTATTACTACTAGTGTTACATATGACAGTAATGGTCAAGTTTTACTTAATGTCAGATGGTTTTCAGTTACTAGTCCAAGTTGGGTTCCACCAAGTGCAGTTAAATTAGGGCTAATGAAACCAACTGCAATTGAAGCTACTTCAACTGAAATTGTGGGGCATGATGGATCAAGAACACTACGTTTAGGTAATGAACTTTACAATCGTAATGTAGCTGGCTTTAACATTCAAGATGCAGTATTATTTGAAATTGAAACTCGTATATACAATAACTTAACTGATATTGATATTGTTGATTACAAAGAAATAATGCCGTCAGCAAGTCTTCCAAATAGAAATACTTGGGAAGATTTAAACAATGCACTTCATACTAGCTTTAACAAATGGAAAATACGTAATAACGTTACTGTATTACATGATGCAACAGAATACTCAGCAAGTGACCCGTTTACTTGGAACTACAGTAGTATGGCACCAGGCATTGGCGGCTGGAGAGGCTTATACACATATTACTTCAATACATATCGTCCAGATACACATCCTTGGGAGATGTTGGGATACAATAAAAAACCAACTTGGTGGGATGCGTCTTACAGTTGGACAGATGCTGCAAAACGTGCCGCACTTATTGGAGCGTTAAAAACAGGACAGTATAGTGACCCTACAATTAGTCCTAAAAAGTATAATATAACATATGCATACAGTGCATATAATTGGGATATAGACACACTTGTAACAAATGCAGGAGTACTTAACGATCCAGATACTGCCAATGTAGTAGGAGGAACACCATTATATACAACAACTAACGATTTTGTATATGGTGATTGGGGAACTATAGAAAACACTTGGAGAGAATCAAGTGATTATAAAATAGCATTATTTCATGCATTACTTAAACTAAGACCGCTACGTATAACAAATGATTACTTCCGTAGTAACACAAGAACTAAACTTGATAATGTTAATACTGTACAGGTGTTGTTTAGTGATACAAATGATCTTGGAAACAACAAGTTAACTAAATTAACAAACAAAGAATACGATGAAAATATTGTTGAACTTGTAAATGTTGTTGACGGTGGTACTGGATATTCATCAGCACCACAACTTAATGTGTTTAGCAACTTCGGTAGCGGTGTAAAATTACAAGCAACAGTTGATAGTGGCAGTATTACAAGTGTAGCAGTAGTTGACCCAGGTGGCAATTATCAAACAACACCTTCAATCATACCTGCTGATCTTGGTACTACAAAATTTACAGTTATCCTAGCATCAGATGTTAAGAGTTATATTGATGGACTAAACAATGCACTTGTTAACTTTGCAGAGCACAATTCAACTAAAGTTGACACTATTGAAACACGTTTTAAAAATTATAGTACTAATCCTATTATCAAAGCAGGTGGGTTTGTTAACAACAACCAAGAGATTATCTTAGAAAGTAGTCAAGACAAGGGCCGTGTTAACATACCAGAAGAGAATATTAGCACTGTTCTTTATACAAGTCAACCAAAAGAAGAACTATTCCTTGGTGCAGTTAAAGTAACAAAAGTAGCAACTGGATATAAAGTATCTGGTTATGATACAACTAAAGAATATTTTACATACTTCAAACCACAAAAAGATGATGGATTTGTAATAACAATTGCTGGTAGTCAACAACTTAACAAATACAAGTACCATAGTAATAGTGATAGTATATTAGATTACAATACTATTTTTGGTGATATTCAATCCTTGTACGATTTTATTATTGGTTATGGAGAATATCTACAAAGCAAAGGATGGAAAGATAGTTGGGCTAGTACCGCCGCACAAACAGTTATTTGGTCACAAACTGCTGAACTAACAGATATACATTATACTATACCAAACACAACAAAAATAGAGATCCTTGAAAACAACAACGGATACTTTAGTAATATTAACAATAAGTTTGACGGACAGTATAATATAATTAGCAAAGCTGGCTTACAAATTTTAAATAACAAACTTACTATTACTCGTGACGTTATTGGTGAGGATGACGGTGTTACTGTTATTGAAGCTAAAAATGGTACAGAGATATATGGTATACGATTGTATCGTGTGGAAATTGAACACATGTTAATTATTGACAATCAGTCAAATTTTGATGATTTAATTTATGATCCAGCACTTGGGCTACGCCACAAAAGAGTTATTTGGAGAGGTAGCCGTACTAAAAATTGGAACGGTAAATTATTTGCACCAGGTTATATTGTAAATTCTAGCTCAGTTGTTCCAAACTTTGATACAGTTGCAAACGAAATAGATCAGTATTATGGTGCAGGTAATACACTAAGCAATCAACAGCAAGTGGACGCCGCAAGATTTAATACTGGATACAACAAGCCAATTTGGAACGAAGTTGTTGGTTTAGACGACGACACATTGTTTAACTTTGTTAAAGGTTCACGCAAATATCGTGGTACAAGACACGCTCTTAACGCATTTATGCGCAACACTGGACTATTTGGTACCCTAAGTACGGCAACTGTTCATGAAGAATGGGCAATACGTACAGCAGACTATGGTGACACCCGTAGTAGAAACACACTAGAGTTTGAACTAACAACAGATTTACTTAAAACTAATCCACAACCAGTTCGCTTTAGCTCCACGGAGCTAAATGACGTTCTAAGTGACATTGTTATTGATGTAGATTTTAATAGCCCACTATTGGTTAACGGAATACCAGGCAATAACTTTACAACTAGACCTCCTAAAACGTTTAACTACACAACTATTGAACAAGAAAATATATATGCAAATGACTTTGTTACAGCAGGATTACCATTATTAACTGAGACAGATTATCGTGTACTAAACAAAGAAGATTTTGCTAAGTTTCCACAAGAAGTAAAGCCAGCATACAAGTTTGATGGTAACTGGAAAACTATTAAGCAATGGGATAATAAGACAGCATACAAATATAAAGACCGTGTTATATATGCAGGGCGTGTATGGGAAATGCTTGATCCAGATGGAACAAGTGGATTAACTAAACCAAACGACCCTATTGAAATAACTGCAACTGTAACATTACCATCTATACGAGCTAATGAAGAAACTAAAATCATTACAATTGATGGTATCGATGTAGAGCTAGAACAAACAACTGATACAACCACGTTTGGTATTATCAATGTTACTGGTTCAAATAATATTGGTGATAGTAATGTTGTTCCTGATAACTCTACACTTATATTAGGATCAAGTAGTACAAACGCACGTACAGTTACTTTTGATAGTACAGTTACTACAACAACATATAATGATGTTAGTATTGTTGGTAATACTAGTAACCCGTCAATCACTGGTAGTTCTACTAAAGAGCTTATTATTGAAAGTCAAAGTATACTATTCAATGAATTAGAATCTACTACAACTAATATTTCTGCACTAAGTGTTTGGGAAGATGCACTAACAATTGCTGGTGCTGGCGGAAGCATTCCTTCATTAGCTAGTGCTAGAATTACAGCAACTAGTAATCTTAGAACTGAGTTTTTACTTGTTGACAGTGAAGCAAACTGGAATACTTGGTGGACTTCATATACAAGTAGTGCCGCAGGATTTAACCTTACATTTGCATTGTCAGAATACGGTGCTGGTCATGCTTATAGTAGTGCAGTTGGAAATCTAATTACTAGCGATGTAAACATTATCAATGCAGTACGTGGAACAAGTTATGTTCCAGCTGACGTTCTTGCTGGAACAGAAGTAGTTACAACACCTGATATTACTGCAACACAGAGTGCAGTTGGTGGCGGTACATATATAGCAGCTTGGAACACATATGTAAAAGGTACGTTTTCACCAAGTGTAATTTCAAATTCAACTATTATTGATACAATTAGCACATCTGGATTTAAAATATATAATGTAGCTGAAATTATTAACAAAATCAATGATCAAAGTATTCCAAATGTATTAGCAACTGCAACGGCACAAAATCGTATTGCAATTACAAAAACAACAAATACACCAAGCAATCCATTTACACTAACAATTAGTGTTGCATCTGCAAATGCAGATGTTGGGTTTAGTACAATTGGTTCACAAACTGAGACAAGTAGTGGTTCTATTAACCTAAGTAGTCCAAATTTAACTATAACACAAGTTGTAAATCAAATCAACAATGCAAACATCAGTGGTGTTACAGCACAAGCAGGCGGTGTTAACCTTAATGTATTACAAATTAACAGTAACAATGAAACACTTTATATTGGCAGTGGTACTGCTAATAGTATAATTGGACTAGGCAGTGGTGTTACAAATGCACCAATTACAACTACTACTGTTAGTAGTAGTGTTGACTTAAACTCAATCATTAATATTATTAATGATGCAGCAATTAGTGGCATTGGTGCTAGTAACAGTAACAATCGTTTAAAACTAACAAGTACCAACAGTACACTTGTTATTGGTGGCGGCACTGCTAATAGTATAGTAGGACTAACAGCAGGAACAATTAGTGCTACACAAACACAAACAAGTAACGTGTTTAATGCTTTTGTTGGTAGTGACGGCAACCAAGTATTCCAACAAATGGAAAATGACCCGCATGTGTTTAGTATTTGGGTCGCAGACAATGTTGGAGATGATGACAGTAGTACAAGTGGGTATGGTGTTTATCAAACTATGGACTTTGGTATGCACATTCAGAAAGCATGTGCTGGTAATAATGATGCAGATGATGCACTAATTAATATTAAAGTTGAAGATCACTTTGTAAATACACATAACTTTACTGCTGGAGACTATGTATTAATTGCAGGTAGTAACACAGTACCAAATATTGATGGTATTCATCTTGTAACAGATGTAAGCTCTGCAAATACTGCTAGTTTCTTTATCGACGAATATATCCAAGAAGAAGGAAACGCAGGTAATGTTTATCCAATACGCAATGTTCGATTCCCTGATTTTAATACACTTAATAGTCAAACAAACGCAACTGTAAACGGGTTATTCAAATACAACTTCCAGCGTGTTAGACAAGATAATTTACAATCACCAATATATGCATTTGTTGATGATGATGGAACTGGTGCGCCAGGCGTTTATACGTGGAATGGTTCGTTTACTAATAGTACAGGACACACTGGCGGAAATTGGGTCAAGGTTAGAACTAGTACTGCACAAGCACGTAATGACTTAGTTGAAAGTGTTAAACTATATGATGCATATACACGCAGTACAATTGCACAGCTTGAAGTATTTGATCCAGCAAAAGGAATTATACCTGGATTCATTGATGAAGAAATAGACTTTACACTAACAGCAGATATTGCAGTATATAATTACAATTCAATTGATGGCTTTACTGAAAATACCAAATCTTGGACAAGTAATGAAGTAGGTGTGCGCTGGTGGGATATCAATACCGCAATCTATGTAGACTATGAACAAAGTAGTATTGATTATAAACAAGCATATTGGGCAAGATTATTTGATGGTGCAAGTATTGATGTATACGAATGGACCAGAAGTAGTGTACCACCAGAAGAGTGGCAAGAACTTGTACTTCGCAAGGGCGTTGTTGACGGAAGCCCAGCAACTGGTGTACCATTATCATCAATTATTGACAATGAAGTTGTTTACAACTGGACAGAAGAAATATTCTATAACAGTAAAACTAAACGTACTGAAAAAAGCTACTACTTTTGGGTTAAAGATAAACAAAACAACACAGGGTCAAATCGTAATTACAACACTTATCAGTTAGCTAGATTACTAGAAAATCCAAGTGCATTTGATATTAGTTGGGCGGCTGCGGCAGGCAATAATGAATTGCTTATGACAAACATTGACTCGTTTATCACAAACAACACTGTTGTACAAGTTAATCAACGTGTTGACAGTAATGCGTTGCCACTTAGTGAATGGACACTATTATCAGAGAATGATCCAGCAAGTATTATTCCTGAACAGTTACATATTAAAATGCGTGATAGTTTAACAGGTTATAATAGACATACTGTAAGATATACATATACAGATTGGAACAATAGTGCAGTGTATCCGCTAAATGCAGTTGTAAAAGAAGGCAACTTATTTTACATTTGTTTAGTAGAAGGAAATACTGGTAACCAGCCTAGTTTAGACACAGGCATGGAGTTGTGGGCTAGAATTTATGATTACTCATTACCAGAAGGCACACCAGAATCTGATATTGACGTACTGCGTCCACATGCACTGCCTGACTTAAACTTACACGAATATGCTCGTTATGGTCATCTTATACGTCCAAGACAGAGCTTGTTTAGAAATATACTAATCGCAAGACAAAACTTTGTTGAAACTGCTAACAATTTACTAGCTGACATTCCATTAGCTGGAAGTCCTATAGACAATTGGGAAACAGTTATGAATAAGACATATGTTGAAGGCGAAGTGACATATGATGTGTCGCCTTACTGGGGGTACACTGACTATGTACGTCGAACATATGATAATAATGACAGCCTAACATACGAATACAATACAGCAATTGAACCAAAGTACGTTGCAAATGATCGTACAGAGTTAATGGGAGAGTTGGGTGTTCCGTTTATATATAAAAATGGCGATACATTAAAAATAAACACAGTTATACACAATGATGGTGTTAATAGACCAGAAATTTATTCACGTATCAATAATGAGTGGGTACTAGAATACAAAGTTAAAGGTGCTATACGTTTAAGCGAAGAACTTTGGAACAATGAAAAGTTTGGATTAGGATTTGATCTAGGTGGATTTGATACTGACGGATTTGATAACGCTGTTGATGGAATACTAAGTAACATATTTGATGGTTTACGTAATCGCATTTTTGTAGGTAAACACAAAGTTAAATATAACAAACTATGGTTTAAGTGTTTGTATCAGTCAATTGCAGATAATGCTGCTGATGACTTTGCATTTAAAACTACGTTTGTAAAATTAAATGTAGATCATCCGCTACTAACAGCTAAAAAACGATATGGAAACTATAGTGTAAATGTTATTGAAGACTTCTTTAATACAATCAAGCCTTTCCATACCAAGTTACACAGTACAGCAGACCGTAATACGTTTGCAGAATCTTGGACGACCGAAATAGATGATAATGATCGTAAGACAGATATCACAATGAAGTATGAAGATCATCGTAGCACAAGAATATGGGCAGGAGACACTGTACTTGAAGGTGGTACATTTACTACTGCACCTGACAATGTTGATGCAATAACATTTACTACAGTTGATGGCGACATTGAGTACATATACGATGCCAATATATTCCAACAGTCAACTGAAGAAGGTTGGGGAGCAGAATTTTTACCAATGGATGTTCACGAGAACATCAGCATACTAGTACAAACTGACAAAGTACGTACAGCCGCTTATACAACTGGAACAACAAGTAATGCTCTAGTACGCCGATTTGTTGATTTAGAAACAATGATGGGTGGAGTGCCTGATAATGCAAGTCTTACGAAGTGTGAATTCAGAGGCGATTTTGCAACCAATGCCGAATATATCGACATTAGCTTTGACGATGGATCAACATTTAGAGTTGGCGAATTTGGTGGTGCTGACAGTCCAAACTACGCAACTAGTACAGTACTAACATCGAAAGATCTTACTCCGTTGCTGGTAGTAGACGGCGGTAAAACAGGTGTATTTGTTGAATATGATGCAAGTACGGCAGTTAACTTCTCACCAAATGGAATGTCCAACTACTGGGACGTAAGACTTTCGTTTGCTTCAAACTGGGGTGTTGGTAGCGATACACGCTCGTTCCGTATGAATATTTGGGAAACATATCGCTTGTACGAGAGTTCAGTTATTGTTGATGCAACTAAAACATTCTTAGCTCAAGGTTGTACTGCAACTGATACTACAATTTCGCTAAATCAAATTTTTGCAAATATGCCAGCAGGCGGCGGAGTTGTTTGGATAGGAACTGAAAGAATAGAATATGGTGCATACGAGGGCGGCAACTTGAGATATTGCACAAGAGGAACAAGAGGCACGAGTGCACAAGCACATGCCATAAATGCCGTAGTTAATTACGAACCACGTGTACCAATACTAGATAATTTTGGTCATTATGGTGATAATTTAAGACTAGCCTATAACGATAGTGGTGTAAGCCTTGCCGATGCAGGTACTTCTACAGAACATGCTTTCATTAGAAATGCGGGTTCAGGATCGATATAAATATTATAAATGGAAAAGAATCATGAGTGTTAATAAAATTGAAAAAACAATGATAGGCGTAGAAGGTCACATTACAATATGGGATCCCGAAAACGGCGATGTATTTACTCGCCGCCGCAATGCTATCAACTTTGAAAATATGAGCGTAGCTCTTGCTAATCTATTAGCAAACGAAGCTGGTGCAACTGGATCTCATCACATTGGTACGATGAAGTTTGGTAATGCTGGTACAACAATTGACGGAGTAGGTGCAGTAACATACAAAGCTACTAATACAACGTTGTCAACTGGTGCACTATACAACCAAACGTTTAGCAAGGCAGTAGATGAAGCAGTTACAGGATCAGCATTAAATAGTGTAGAAGTATCACATACTGCTACAAATTTGTTTAGCGATGTAATTGTAACATGTACATTAGACTATGGTGAACCTAGTGGACAAGATGCTACAGACACTGCAACCAACATGGACGGAACATATGTATTTGACGAACTAGCACTGTACAGTGCTAATGATGATTTGTTAACACATGTAATTTTCCATCCAGTACAAAAAAGTGCCAATAGAAAAATACAAGTTATATATACGCTCAGACTACGAACATCGTATAGTGACGTTTAAGGAAAAGACATGCCATATACAGTAAATTATTCAGAGACTGGTAAGACACCAATAGTAGTAAATGACGCTACTGTTGATACAAGTACTAGTTTAAAACTAATAGGTAAGAACTATAATAGGTTTGGTGAGTATCTTAATGAAGACTTATTACACTTATTAGAAAATTTTGCAGGAACAACTGCACCAGAAAACCCAACTGAGGGACAACTTTGGTACGACACAAGTGAAAGCTACTTAAAAATATACGAGAGTGGCAAGTGGTATACCATTGGATCACCAGCTGGTAATACTAGAATGGAAGTAAGAGTAAGGCTTGACACCAATGGAGTTTCGCACTATACTATAGAAAATATTGTTGATAGTGTTATTGTTACTATACTTGTAGATGACACTGTCGCTTGGACACCTGCGTCAACAGAATATTTGGAAGATGGTGTAACTGAATTAAGTACACAATTTCCAGTTATCCAGTCTGGCGTAAACATGAATACAACAACTAATTTTAAGTTTAGAGGCATTGCCACAAGTGCTGAATATGCCGACCTTGCAGAGCGTTATGAATCAGACGAAGTATATGAACCAGGTACAGTAGTAAGAATTGGTGGAATGAAAGAAATTACACAAACTTATAACCATGGTGATCCTGAAGTATTTGGTATTATATCTACAGCACCAGGATTTGAAATGAATAGTGCAGCTGGTAGTGATGATACACATCCGTTTGTGGCATTAGCAGGGCGTGTACCTTGTAAAGTAGTTGGAATTATTAAAAAGGGCGATAGAATGGTTACTAGTTTGGTCGCCGGACATGCTGAAGCAGCGCATATGACGGATATATTAGATTATAGAATTATTATTGGGAGAGCTCTTGCAGATAAAACCGATGACGGTGAAGGTTTAATCGAAGTAGTAGTAGGAGCAAAGTAACATGGCGGTATCAGCAGGTACAGTAGTACTAGCCAGTGAATATAACACAGTTGCAGAACTTGTCAACAAAATTTTTGGTGACAAATATTCCGCAGTGCTTGTCACTGATGCTGACAGATCTGACCATAAATTTGGTTGGGGAGCTGTTAATATAGAAGATGCACTTGTTAATGGTACACTGATTACTGCTGAACGACTACAAAGTATGATTAACCGCACTAACGTTATGGTGGATCATGTTAATATTAACGATACTATTTTAGTTTTTAGTGTTCCGTCTAATCGTACAGACGTACTAGCTAGAACACTAATACGTGCAGAAGACCTTAACATTGTTGAATCAAAATTATTAAACAGTATAATAAATGCTGGAACACACCTTACTATTGATCCAACAAATGCTAACTCATATATTGCAAACCCAGCTCAGCCATATGAGCGTACTGCATTATGGCAAGACCAGATAATTGGCGAACACAAATGGACATTTGATAGCTATAACCATGCTCGTTACTTTTTTAATAGTGGTGGGCAATTACGCTTAAACATGGAAATGTCTGGAGGTAGTACTGCTGGTTATTACAACTGGGCAGACATTATTAATGAAATTGGTGTATTGAGCTTTACATGGGATAATACATTTCAGAGTAGTAGTATTACACAAGGTACTAGTGAAGGCAAAGGTTTTTATGATTTAACCAACACATATCAACTATTGTTTACTAGTAGTGGTGTTACTGCACCGCCAACTGGTTATGGATATGGTTACGGGTATCAACAAGCAGGCTTGTATGTACATGAAAATGCATTTGAAAGCCAACTTCCACTGGGAGATGCAGGTAGTGCATATGGATATGGATATGGATACGGCTACGGGTACGGATATGGCGGTTACGCTAACCGTTATATGAAATTGTATGGAAAATGGGCAGATAACGGTAAAGATGTAGATTTTAAAATTACATTAGACGACACAGCATTTGCTCAAGTTACTGATGGACAACTAGAAGCAACATGTAGTTATCTAATGCCAGATGTTATCACAAAAAACGATGCGACCTTTGATGTCACCCCTGATCCAGTGTTTTCAATAGTGAATAATCTGCAAACCGCAGATGATGGCTAAAAAAACACTTGACTTTTTACCGATAAATAATTATACTAGCATATAACTATAGGAGAAACTCATATGGATGAGAGACTTGAAAGAGCGCTGGAATTCGGAAACTATCGCACAACGTTAAGTAATCAAAAGAAAAACATTATTGCACGTATGCAAACACTGCAACTTGTGCATCATGAAGGAGGTTCCTTCAAAGCTAATCCAGTAACTATTAGCTTTGTACAGGCGTTAATACAACAAGGAAAAGCAAAGGGTGTTATTCTTGATACTAAAGAAAACCCTATTGAAATACCTAACTTAGACGAGTTTATGGAATTACTTATTAGTGCCTACAGCGAGGGTGTTAATGAATACAAAGTACAAATGGATAAGCTAAAAAAAGCAAGAAACATTAAGAAACTTATGGATTGGTAATGAGCGAAGAAGAAAAAGGCACATGCTTCTTTGCATATAACAACAACAAGATTGATTATGTTAAATTAGCACACTTTGCAGCCGCACACGTAAAACGAAATATGAAAAACAATAGTACCTGTCTTATTACTGATTCGGGTACGTTTGCATATCTTAAAGACAGTATTGATTCCAAGATGCATGAATACTGTTTTGATACTGTTGTTATCAGTGACGTTGCACACGAATCTAATCCACGTAGACACTTTGATAGTCCGTGGACAGAATTCAGTGTACAATTTAGTAATAGTAACAAGCATGATATTTTTACACTAAGTCCGTTTGAAAAAACAATGTTGGTTGATACTGACTACTTTATTATGAACGACTTTTATGACTATGTTTTTGATAGTGACATACCGCTTGCTATGCACAAATATGCAAGATATTTAGAACACCAAGCACCTTATATGAATGAACAACAGCTTAGTGAAGCTGGCATACATCACTGGTGGAGTACCGCTGTGTACTTTGATAAAAGTGATGAAGCACAGATTTTCTTTGACACATGGGAGCATGTAAAAGATAATTGGGACTATTATCATTTACTATACCAATTCCCCCCTGGACTTTTCCGTACAGATTTTTGTGTTAGTATAGCAGCACACATACTTAACGGATTTAACGAAAATAATTTTGTACATGATTTTGGTGGTGAACCTTTAATTAGTATGGACCAAAAAGATGACCTTGTTGAAGTTAAAGACTGGAATGACTTAGTCTTACTATCTCATAATCGAAAAGAGCAATGGAAAAACATTCTAACAAGACAAACTAATACAAATTTACATATGATGAACAAACTTGCAATAACAAGACAAACTGATAGGTTTGAACAGTTAATTATGGAGAGTATAACATGAGTCGTGGATTTGTTATTATTGGTATCAATACTGACGTTGATAAAATTAAGTATGCTTATGCTACTGCATTAAGTATTAAAACCTGTGATCCTGATGCAAGTGTAACTATAATATATGACGGTGCAAATAGTGAAACAGAAGCCAGTTTAGGAAAATACGAAGCAGCATTTGATTATGCTGTGGAACTTCCATTTGGCAACAGTGGACATCTTGACGGATTTCATGGTTCAAACTTGTGGCAATTACATCATTCAACACCATATGACGAGACAATTTATGTTGACTATGATACAATATTTGTTAACGTTGATCTTGACTTACTGTGGGATACATTTTCACCTTATGACTTAGCAATGAGCAAAAGAGCAATGACATATAGAAATATGTTAAGTAATGATAGATTCCAGTTTGAGTATGAAAATATGTATGGACTACCAAAGCTATACAACAGTATGATTTATTTTAAGAAAGAATCACAACTTGCTATTGATTGGTTTAAGATGGCTGATCCGATCTTCCAAAATTGGAGAGATACATATAATAGTGTCTTTAAAGATAAGAAACCAGAATCATTTAACAAGAATGTACTTTGCAATATTGTAACTGGTATGCTCGATGTTGAAAAGCAAATTGAAGTAGAGATAATTAATCTATATGACCTAGATGCAAGAAGCCAATATCTATGGAACAATGATGTTTCAAATCAATGGACTGAAAACCTTAACTACTGGTTTCCTAAAAACAAACAGTTACTTATTGAAAACAGTGCAATCACAAATGGAATCGTACATTACAAAGACGAGAACTTTTTAACGAATGAAATTTTAAATGAATACAGAGCCCAAGTTAATATCAATAGTAGGCGAAAAGCCGCTTCCTAAGTACTATGTATTCTATGACGAATGGTCAGGAGAAATATACAGCGTAGGAAATAAATTTAAGGACGGTGGGTATAGCGTTTTACTCACTGAGGATAATACTGCGGCTGAAATTTTGATGGGGCATCTAAATCCACGCAAGTATATTGTTAACGATACGCCAAGTGGTACGTTTATTATGGCTAAGTCGGATAGTTTACGTATCAAAGCTGAAGAAGATCAACTTAGTAAAATTGTAGAAGTACCAAATACTGTTGATAGAGAAATCAATATCATTACATATATTGAAAGCATGATGCTAGAAATTAATATTAGTAGTGATACTGTACTTAAAATGGTTGGTAGGAATGTTAACAAAAAGTTTAGCCAAGCGCATAACGAAAACAATACTACACTATATTTTTATATCGTTGCAAAGGATAACCCATCATATCTATACAAAACAATTGAGATTGACCCTATTGATTTAATCAATGATGGTGTTGCTACGTTTGATTTATATGACCTTTCAACTAAAGTAGCACTGGGTGACATTGATGTGTTAACCCGTCGAGTATTTAAAAGTTATGGCTTGAAAAAGAAAACAACCTATGTTACACTAGACTACAACAGGCGTAAAGTTACTAAGCGTAATATGGTTAAAATTAGAGACGACAAAGATGCCGTGTTTACACTTAGTGAAGCAAACAGTGGTTGGATTGTGCGTAGTAATTTCCAAGATCCTGAAGAAGTAAAAATTTATAGTGATCTTACTTTTTATATTGTTGGAGATTCACCACATGAACTACTGGGCAGTTTTACATTGCCAAAGACTGAACTAGGATGGGGTAGAGAAACAACTATCAAGACCAACGCAGATCTAAAAACGTCTCAAATGCTTGTTGGAGAAGCGGGCAGAAATATTACATTTAACTATGAGGAAATAAAATAATGTCAAATATGGTTAGTATTAATGAGTTTGATATAATTTACATCAGTTACGACGAACCAAATGCTGATGAAAATTATGCAGACTTGTTGGATAAATGTCCATGGGCTAAACGAAGCCATGGTGTATGGGGTAGTGATGCCGCACACAAAGCAGCAGCCGCAATGAGTGAAACAGAACGTTTTATTACCATTGATGCTGATAATATAGTAAACGATGATTTTTTTAATGTTGAGTTAGACATGGATAAAATTGAACAAAATCATGTTATTAGCTTTGCTGCAAAAAATAAAGTTAACGGATTAGTATATGGTAATGGTGGCATCAAAATGTGGCCAGTTGACGTTGTTAATCGTATGCGTACACATGAAGCGGCACCAGCAACAGACAAAAGAGCACAAGTAGACTTTTGTTGGAATATCCAATACATTCAAATGAATAACTGGCATAGTTGGGTATATAATAATGGTAGCCCACTACAAGCCTGGCGTGCTGGATTTAGAGAAGGTGTTAAGATGGGACTAGAGAACGGTGACGTTGTTGATCCTGCTAAAATTAAAAACATCTATCGTGAAAATTATCGTCGTTTAATGGTATGGATGACCATTGGTGAAGATGCACCCAACGGTCTTTGGGCAATTTATGGTGCACGACTTGGTTGTCATATGACAAATGTGTTACGGCATGAATGGGATTGGAAAAATGTTAGGGACTTTGATTGGTTAACAAAATACTTTGAAGATGAACTAGCACCACAGTTTGCTGATGGTGTAGAGCTATGTCCACGTACTGGATACAGTTGGGATAAAGATAAACTAAAAGCAAAAACTATAGAACTGGGTAAAGAGTTACGTAGTACACTTGATTTAGAGATAGCAGATGTTGGTGCTGAAGGTTCACGTTTCTGGAAAACAGTTTATCGTAACCCAAGTAGACTTGGTGCAATGGTACGTGAAGACCAAGTACAAGATACTATTGACTGAAGATAGAGAGTGTGTTATAATAATATATGAGCGATGACGTAGAAATTGTAAACTATGAGCTTGATCCAGATCCGGAAACAGCAGCAGAGTTAGTAAAACCAAAACTAGATAAAATTAGCCCTACCATGTGTATGGCTAAGTGGTTGTGGACTAGTGTTCACTTAACCAACGGAACAACTAATAGTTGTTTCCTTCCTCCTATTCACAAAATTGAAGTTGAAAATATTACAGATAACCCAAAAGGGTTACACAATACTCCACAGAAAAAAGAACAACGGCAGATGATGCTAGACGGCGAACAGCCTGATGGGTGTAGCTACTGTTGGAATATTGAAAAGATGGATAGATCCTTTAACAGTGATAGACATTATCGCAGTAGTGAGCCTTGGGCACAAGCTGGATGGGATGATGTATTGGAAAAAGGTGCTGATGGCGACATTGAACCTCGCTTCATGGAAGTTAACTTTAACCACGCTTGTAACTTAGCATGTAGTTATTGTAGTCCACATTTAAGTAGTAAGTGGGCAGAAGATATTGAGCAGAATGGTCCTTATGATACTATTGTTCCTCATAATAGTATTGACTATTTCAAGCAAATTGGACAGTATCCTATTCCAAACCGTGAACATAATCCATATGTAGAAGCGTTTTGGGAATGGTGGCCTGAACTATACCCTAAACTTCAGAACTTCCGTATGACAGGCGGTGAGCCGCTTATGGATAAAAATACATTCCGTGTACTTGACTATGTAATTGATAACGGTCGTCCAGACCTTGAAATGGCTGTCACTACAAACGCTAGTGTACCTGATAAGTTATGGGACAAGTTTGTAGACAAAGTAAGTTTTATCAGCGAGTACAACAAACTGAAACGCTTTAGAGCATTTGTTAGTGTAGACGGTTGGGGCGATCAAGCAGAGTATATGCGGCACGGACTAGATTTTGACCGTATGTGGAATAACGTAAATAATTATCTAACCAGAGTAGATGAAGGACTTGTTACGTTTATTGTCACATTCAACATGCTTAGTTTGCCAAGTATTAAAAAGTTACTTGAAGGCATACTAGAACTACAGCGTATACATAATGTAACTAAAAGTAGACGAGATGCTGACGGAAACATTGTAGTGTATGGACACCACAAAGTGTTTATTGATACACCAATGTTGCGTTATCCGCTTTGGCAGAGTTTACAACTAACACCAGAAAGCCATTGGCATTATGCAGATGAGGCACTTGAATTTATGAAAGCAAATATTGACAAGCATCGTGATAGCCGTTGGGTAGGGTTTAAACCACACCAGATTGAGCGATTTGATCGCAGTATTGAATTTATGAAACAAGGATTTGATACTGATGAGCAACGTGAAGAAGCTGAAGAAAACTTTGTAAGATTTTTTGATGATCACGATAGACGAAGAGATACTAGTATATTAGATACCTTCCCTGAGTTTAGTGAACAATACCACGAATGGAAAGACAAATACAATGTATAAGAATATAGATTACCTAGACGAACGAGAAAATATGAAAAAAGTATACGGCTGTGATAGCATGTGTACTGCAAAATTTCTTACAAGTACGTTGTATCTACAAAGCGGCCACACACACAGTTGTTATCATCCGCTACCACATAAAATACCACTAGAAGAAATTAAAGACAATCCAAGTGCATTGCACAATACAAAACATAAGATTGCTAGACGTAAACAAATGCTTAACGGCGAACGTCCTGATGAGTGTAATTATTGTTGGCGTGTTGAAGATATTGACGACAATCAAATTAGTGACCGTGTTATCAAAAGTAAAAACGAACTGTTACTTACACCAGATGCACATGAAATGATCTTGGAAAACGGATGGGATCATAACTATAGACCAACATACTTGGAAATTAGTTTTGGTAACGAATGTAACATGAAGTGTGCCTATTGTCATCCTAAAGCAAGTAGTGCATGGAAAAAAGAGATGGACAAGGAAGGGCTTTTCCCTGAAGCACCACACTTACAAGTACAGCACGAAAAAATCTATGCAGAGGATGATAACCCGTATGTTGACGCTTTTTGGAAATGGTGGCCTTACTTACGTAAAACACTTAAGGTAATTCGCATTACAGGCGGCGAGCCATTACTACAACAAAACGTTTGGAAGTTTTTAAAGAAACTACAACAAACAGGCGAGTGTAGTGAAATGGTTTTGCAAATTAATACCAACTTAAATATCAAAACTAAACTAGTAGAGAGAATGTGTGACCAGGTTAATGAGCTGTTGCACGATGAGAAAATTAAACGTTTCCAGATTTTTAGTAGTATTGAAAGTTGGGGCGATAGAGCATCATATACACGTAGTGGTTTAGACTTGGGATTGTTTGAAGCAAACATTAATGCAATTATGGACAAGATGGGTCACCATCATGTTGATGACTTTAATGGAATCCAGATTATGAACACATATAACATTATGTGTGTAACAAGCTACATCAGCTTCCTTGAGAAAATACTGGAATGGCGCCGTAAGTTTCAGAGACCTGGTATGGAATATCCAAAGATTATGTTTGATATTCCTCATTGTACTGAGCCTAACCATTGGACACTAGTTGGACTTCCTGACGCATTTAATGAGTATATTGACTTAACAACAGATTTTATGGATCGATGGAAGTGGAAAGCAAACTGGCATAAGTATCCAAAAGAGGATCACAACAAACAATATCATATGTACTTTAGCGATGAAGAAGTACGTGCATGGTCTAGAGTACAAGCAATGTGGAAAACTATTTGTGACAAACGTAACCGTGTACAAACAGATGCATATCTTGAACCAAGAGAAATTGATGATGCTAGACGTAACTGGTACTTGTTTATTAAATCAACTGATGCAAGACGTAATACAGACTTCAAGGAGATTTTTCCTGAGATGGTTGAATATTATGATATGTGTGCTACACTATATGATATTTCTGAGATGGAATATAATCGTAAATGCAAGGAAGAACTATTAAAAGATGAACCAGTTGATTTTCATTGGGATGATGATTTTGTTTGGCATCATCCTGGACTAGCAAAGAGCTTGATTAACTATAGAAAGATTAGAAATATACCTACCAGAATGTACAGTGAAGATAATTTAGTAGGTGCATTTGGAAAATTTGATGAAGAAGAAACCGCTGATGAATGAAGACCATTTACTAAACGATAGTAAGTTTTTTTGTATGGCGCCTTGGGTCACTATGCATTTTTGGCCAAGTGGACAGGCGTTTCCTTGTTGCGTAATACTTCCTGAAAGCAATAATCTTTCCGACGAATTTATGGGAAATTTAAACGACAATAGCATTGGTGAACTTTGGAACACTGAACAAATGCGAGAGTTGCGCCGTAATATGATGGCAGATAAACCCAGCCGGGCATGTAGACGTTGCTATCAACAGGAAAAAGATGCAGATATTAGAACACTGCGTATAAGTCTAAATGAAGACTTTGGCGATATGTTTGATCGTGTTAAAGACACACATGCAGATGGATCGCATGATGACCCACGCTTTTACTACTGGGACGTAAGATTTAATAACTTGTGTAACCTACGCTGTTTAAGTTGTGGTCCACAGTTTAGTAGTAGTTGGATTAACGATGCTAAAAAGGCATGGAACTACAAAGAGCCTGCACTATTAGAGTTACCTAAAACATTCTGGGACGATGCACTGCCTGCAATTCAGGAAGTACGCCACGCATACTTTGCTGGAGGCGAACCATTAATTACAGCAGAGCATTATAAAATGTTAGATACTTGGTTAGAGTGGGGCAACACTGATGTAAATATTAGTTATACAACCAACTTTACTAAAACACATTTGGGTAAAAAGCGAGTGTTTGACTACTGGAATAAGTTTACAAATGTTAACGTTGGTGCCAGTTTGGATGATAATTGGGAACGTGCAGAATACTTGCGTAAAGATACTATCTGGACAGATGTTGTAAAGAATCGGCGTGAAATGATAGCTGAGTGTCCTGATACTAGGTTCTTTATTAGTAGTACTATTAGTGCTTACAATGTACTGCATTGGCCAGACTTTCATCGTGAATGGATTGAAGAAGGACTAGTTAGTGTTAACAGTTTAAACTTAACTATCTTAACACATCCTGAACGTTTAAGTATACAAATCTTGCCAGAAGATTATAAAAGACAAGTAGCCAAAAAGTGGGAAAAACATATTGAATGGATTGAAGATCTACGCAAAAAACAAAACCCAGACTGGCAACATGATTCAAATAACCTACAGGGTATTATTAAGTTTATGTATGCTGACAATACCTTTGATACAAAATTTAACGAGTTTCTGTGGAACACAAAAGAATTTGATACGATTAGAAACAATGATGCATATAAAGCATACCCAGAGTTAGAACAATTAAAAAAATATGAGATAATGCCAGATGACCCAAGATATAGAATCGCCTAATCCACTATTAACTGACAGTAAAGTATTCTGCATGGCACCATGGATACATATGCATGTATGGCCAAATGGTAGAACTTTCCCTTGTTGTTTAGCTGAACATAATGACGGTAACGATTATGGAAATACTAATACACATACTCTTGAAGAGTTGTGGAACAGTGACCTAGCTAAAAAGCTTCGTACAAACATGCTAAATGGTAAAGCTAGTAATGCATGTAACCGTTGTTATGAACTTGAAAACGATAGTAACGCATATACACTTCGTAAAAATATGAACAATCGTTTTGCACATCAGTTCTGGCGTACAAAAGATACACATGCGGACGGGCAATATGATGATATCAATCTTACATACATGGACTTCCGTTTTAGTAACTTGTGTAATATGAGTTGCCGTAGTTGTAGCCCAACATTTAGTACCAGTTGGTTTGATGATTTTGTTAAAGAGTTTGGCGCTGTGCCTAAAGATGTTGCAGAGCAAAAATTTATACAACTTAAAAATAAACCAGGCTTCCTAGAAGAACTACGCCCGTATTTGGATACAGTAGAAGAAGTATACTGGGCAGGTGGAGAACCACTAATAACAGACATGCACTGGGAAATTATGAACCACTGGGTTGAAACTGGTCATGCACAAAATGTTAGTGTGTTATATACTACAAACTTTAGCCAGCTTACATATAAAAAACAACATGTATTTGATTTGTGGAAACAATTTAAGCAAGTTAAAGTAAGTGCTAGCTTAGACGCAATGGGAACACATGGTGAGTATATACGCAAAGGTACTATTTGGTCAGACATTGAAGCAAATAGACAAGCAATGCTAGATGATCCAGAACTTACACATATTGAGTTTGATTTGTGCCCTACACTTAGTTTAATGAACGTACTACATTTCCCAGACTTTCATGAAGATTGGGTAAGAAAAGGATTTATTCCGCCAGGTGAGATAAGGTTAAATAACTTGCTGGACCCAAAGTTCTTGAGTATGCAAGCATTGCCAAATGATTACAAAATAAAAGTAACCCAACGATGGGAGGAACATCTTGCATGGTTAGACAAACAGGAAAACTTTATTCCTGATCATTGGCCTGCTAATCAGTTTGTTAGTAGCGCAGAGGGACTATTAAACTTTATGAATACAACAGACCGCACCAGTGAGTTGCCAGATACGATTAAAGAATTTGAACGTTGGGACCGTATTAGAAATGAAAATTGGCAGGAAGCACTGCCAGAATTATTGTGTATAGGAGAATATCGTGAGCAGTAATACATATTGTTTATACCCGTTTACTAACTTAAACAGTAACACTGAAGGCAGTGTTAAGTTGTGTTGTAGTATTAATGAAAATATCCACGCAACTGGCGGTGATGGACAAGAACTAAACTTTGGTACTCATAGTGTTGAAGAGATTTGGAATAGTGACTACATGGTGAACGTTCGTAAACAAATGCTCAAGGGGGAAAGACCGTCAGCATGTGATGTATGTTGGAAACTAGAAGATAGTGGTATCCAAAGCTCAAGACAAAGTGCATTTGGTGAGCTTAAAGATTGGGCTGTGCCTAAAGAATATCAAACTAGCAACCCCCCATTGCCACAGAGCTTAGAACTTCGTTTGGGAAATTTTTGTAACCTACGTTGTAATAGTTGCTGGGCACTTAGTAGTGATAGAGTTGCAGATGAAAGACGTCTTATACAGCGTAAAGATGATAATATGCCGTTCTGGTTACGTAAAGAATGGGATCATGAGTTAAAGCTAGATGAACAAGCTAACTGGCGTTGGTGGGAAAGTGATGAGTTTGTTAAGAGTATTAAAAAACTTGCACCCAAACTTAAACGACTATACCTAACTGGAGGCGAACCAACTCTAATCAAACGTAATATTGAAATCATGCAAATGATACTTGACAGTGGCAACACAGACTGTTATATTGCACTTACAACAAACCTAACACAGTGGAACGAGATATTTTATAATACAATGTCACGCTTTAAAAATGGCGAGATACAGATTAGTATTGATCATATTTACGATAAAAACGAATATATTAGGTACCCAACTAAATGGGAAAACATTGAAAGAAATATTTTAAAAATATACGATGCATTTCCTCAAAGTTGGAAGATCAAACATTACACAGTGTTTCAAACTTATAACTACGATGCTATACCACAAGTACTTGATTGGGTACACAATCACCGTAGCTGGTATGATAGTAAAGAAAAGAACAGACTTTACATTTGGAGCCCAATTATGTTAGATAGTCCTAGTTATTTGGATGTCAGGATCGTACAACCTGAGATACGTGCAAAAGCAGTTGCGGCATTAAAGTCATACGAGCCTAGTCACAATGTACCAAATATCTGGTATCAACATGGGATAGAACAAGCAATTAAAAGACTAGAAGATAATTCACTAAGTGAAGAATATTGTGCTGAAAAACGACAGCATTTTAGAGAGTTTAGTGACACTATGGACCGTCATCGTGGCACCAAATGGTATGATACTTTCCACAATATTGCGTTTGAGGTTCTAACGTAATGAGTCAAGAAGATCAAGGTATTGCATGGTACAGACTACAGCAGAAAAAACGAAGAGACCCGCCTACTAGGGAAGAGGGTACTTATTTAGAAGACCGCAGCACTGCTACACAGAAGATTATGGAAAAATGGAGTAAAGGACCACAAAAAGGTCTGGCTCCTGTTGAGATTGAGTATAATATCAGTCGACAAACTAAGTTATGTCTGCTTATGTGTCCAGAATGGGATCCAGGTTTTCCGCATTATGGTATTGCTAAACTTGCAGGTGTAACCAATACAGCAGGGTTTGAAACAAAGTGTTTTGACTTAAATGTAGAAGCATACAGGGCATTTTGGGACGTTTTTGGCGGAGATGATGCCTGGGATATTCATTATGACCCTTGGGACGGCCCACGTGATTGGCACTGGATAGGCGAACAATACTGGAACGAGTTACATGAATATGTAAAGCCAATACTTGATAAGGCAGTAGATCAAATGGTAGAGTTTGCGCCAGACTTTTTGGGTGTAAGCCTTTACTACTGTAATGAAGAGCCTACTGATTATATTATTAAAGCAATTAAAGAACGGTTACCTAACATTAAAATTATTGTAGGTGGTCCTAGTACACACTATAGTTATTTTAAGCCAAAAG